GTTAGGCTGCACCGAGTGTGCCCAGGAGCACCGGCAGCTTGCCGCGTGGCTCAGGGAGTTGAGATTCAGGCGTAAGGCGCAGGCGGATCTTGACGCTGTGAGATGGAGGGCTGATGAGGCGGCACGCAAAAACGGCGTAAGCTATGATCCCGATGCCTACATGAAGTAATATAATCCTTTTGGGGCTTTCTGCTTAAATGGCCTTATATCCAAAGAATGAAATAGTTCTTGACTTTAGCTGACAACATCGCTATATTAGCTGTACAGTATACTTTTTCAGTGATTTTCCTTAATACATCCATGTCTCCAAGCCCGGTCATTCCCAGCCGGGCTTTCTTGTTTCCAGGCTTTGAGAGTTTTTATGTGTTACAGTGATTTATGCCTGTGGATGCAGGCCTACCCCGACAGGGTGGCTTTAATCCTGATGATTTTGACAATCATGAGCGTTACGGCGCTCTGGTGGCTTGATGAGGGTGAATAAAAAGCCGGTGACGGGAAATCACCGGCCTGACTGCCTGACACCCAAGATTTTTAGCGTAGAGGAATGTACAAAGGGATTATAGCGCAGGCGGACATGAAAGGGAAGCGGCAGATGAGGAGTTGCACCCCTGGCACGCAAGGTGCGGCCATGTCTATGGACTATCCGCCGATAATGGCAGGAGTTGATGGAATCAAACCACCGCATGCGGATTTGGAATCCGCTGTTCTCTCTCTAAACTAAACTCCTTAAAAGGCGCCGGTAAACAGGCAGGAGTTGCACCTGCGTGGCAAGTATTCAGCTTGCCTGAGACTGCGGGATACCGGCATAAAGGCTACGCGGATTTATCTACCGCGCTCTGCGTAGCGCCGCGGTCGCCCCCAGTGCTGCGTCGCCCCACTGGAAACTCTGAGCCTATTATATAGGACGCATAAGCAGGATACAAGCCTATGCCGTCCTCCTCCACATGTACACCGCGATGTACGGCGGCAGTATCGAGAACGCCGCTCCTGAGCCTGTCTTGCCGATGGTTATCGCATGCGTATGCGCCCCTGCCGCGGCGATAGCGACAGAGTGCGTGTGCGCCCCTGCCGCGGCGATAGCGACAGAGTGCGTGTGCGCCCCTGCCGAGGCTATCGAGAGGCTGTGGGCGTGCTCACCAGACCACGAGGTTGAGAAACTGTGCGAATGGTTGCCATCAGTTGATGTGTTGAAGTTATGGATCGCCATCTGCCCGGAACCGCTATCGCAGGCGCCACCCTCTCCGGGGTTTTTAAGCCAGAAGATGTTCATGTTGTGCGCATGGGCTCCGGCGCCGTTGGTTGTTCCGGTGTGGTAGTGGTTCCCGGCGTTGTTTGTCGAGCCTGAGTGCGAGTGCGCTCCTGCCGAGCTAGTTGACGCCCCGTGCGTGTGCCCACCTGCCTCCGTCTCTGTCGCGCTGTGGTCATGGGCAGGCATTTCCTGCACCGTCAGCGTGTGATACGCGCTTCCGCCTGTCGTGCCCGCCTGCCAGCTTGAGCCTGCCGCCATGAGCATGCGTCCCTGCTCAATTGCCTGCCACGTACCGCCCAAAAATGACGCCGGAGACACGTTGACGGCGCTCATGTAGATACTGCCGACGGGGTAGACGCGGTTTAAGAGGTCATTGACGAGCGAGCCAGAAGTGTAGAAGTTGCTGAGCGCGTGCCAGTACTCGCCCTCGGCAGGCTCCTCGCCTGTTGAGTCCTTGAGCGCAGTCCACGTGGTGCCGTTATGGCGCGCGAAGCTTCCGGCGGTGTAGGCGATGCCGCTCTCCCAGCTCGGCACGCCGCCCTGCATGAAGTAAAACGCCCACTGCCCGAACGCCCTGAGCAGCCCGTTAAAATCTTCCCTCTTTGGCGCGCGTCCGCCTGCTGAGAGCGGCAGGGCGGTCAGCTGAGGGAAGAGCGCAGACCAAGACGCAAGGCCGGAGTCCGCGTCGGCAGTGTCCGGGATGTCGTTGCAGTCGGCAGTCGCGCCCGGAGCGACATTCCATTTTTTAGGTTCAGTCGCCATTCTTCACCTCCGTAAAGTCTGCCATCTTAAAGACAATCTCAATCGCTTTCAGGCTCTTGAGGCTCTTCGCGCTCTCAATCTTTGCCTGCAGCTGCCATTTCTGCTGGTAGAGCATCGCGCCGTTCATCTGCGCTTCTTTCAGGAGCGTCCGCAGGTTGCCAAGCGTGAGCGAGTGGTCGCCGTTGTCATGATCGCGGAAACTGACAGGCTCAACGCCGATGTTGATGAGGCCTGAGAGGTTGTCGCGGCTTCTCGCGTCTCCGTCAACGGTGAAGCCGAGAGACGACTTGAAGATCATGCCGCTGTCCTTGCGCTCCGCATCAAAGCCTGTGGTCGCGTTATCCACCTGCATCAGCTTGAAACCCTTCATCTCCGCGAGCGTCAGGGAGATTGAGATGCCATCCTCGCTCACGTTGTCCTTGCTGTCCGCGGGCGTTTTCACCCAGCGCGCATGGAAATCAGGCGTCTCCGTGTCAGGCCAGCACGCGCATTCATAGCCGCGCTCCGCCGCCCCGGCGATGAAAGCCGCGCCCCAGACTGGAGACAGCGTATTGTCGCCGCTGTACTTTCCGTCTTTAATACTGTAGATCATCTAGATACCTCCGGTAGGTTTGGTCCAGACTCACAAGGCTCCGATGGCAGTCAAAGCGGATCCAGCCTGACCGCCATGAGTGATACAAATCCTTATAGTCTGTAACTGTGATTTTACCGCATGCGGCAAGCTGATACAGCGTTTTGAGCCGTCTGCGCTCACGTGCGAAAGTCTCCCGGCATGGCCTCATGAGGAGCCTGCCCGATGCAGTAAAGGAGTACCTGATTTTGCAGAACGTGAAGCCCTGCCGGAGCGGCATGATGTGCGTCTTTTTCTCGCTGATGAAGAGCCCGAGGGCATGAGCCTGCCGCCTGATGCCG